AATAAACACAAGCGTGAAGAAATACATGCTATTGATCCTGATATGAAAGTTATTGTAATGAATCAGAAAACATTTGATGAATATGGTACTGAGATTGAAGTGATGGATGGTAAGGTTAGAGCTGTTAAACTTGACCCTGAAATTGTTAAAGCTACTATAGATTTCTGTAATGAGCCTGCTGATTTTGATAGTGCTGTTGTTGAATATCAAGAAGTAATGGATAAAGAACATCCAGTTGTAGAGGAAATAAAGACCAAGAATAAATCTGCTTTACAACGTTTAACTGATAGATTTAAGAAAGGGTAATATTATGAAGAATAAAAACTCATTTTTAAGTAATTGTTATGAATGGTTGTTTAATGAAGAAGAAAGAAGACCGTTAGCCTATATAGTCGCATTCTTTATGACAGTTTTAATATCAATAGTAGTATGTTTATTTATTATAACAATTGATAGACATATGAATGGTATTATACTTTGGATGTTTAATTAGTTCGGTCGAGGATGGATAAAATTAAGGAGTGGTTTGAATTGGAGTACTTATCTGTGAAACACAGATTCCAAGGGCTGAGATCATAACTTGGGTACACAATGTTGAAAACTACTCTTTAGTTTTATAATTACCAACAAATAATATAAGGAATAAACAAATGAAGAAATTAATATTATCAACTGCAATACTTATGCTTGTGTGTTGTGGTGAAGCTGAAGCTATAAGTAATGTAACAGAAGAACCAATAAAGCTAGTAGTAAGAAAAGTATATACTCATCCTGTTGAGATT